TTTCCGCGAAAAGCTTAGATAGTTGAAAAGAAAGAACAAGAGATTTAGAAACAAAGACCCTAGATATTTTGAGAAGCTGGCGGAAGCGAAGAAAAAGCTCCGCTGGTTTTTCATCAAAGAATCTAGAAAGAAACTAGGAGTTCAAAATGATTTCAAAAGAAAAGATAGAGGCTAAACTAGCTGCACTCCCTGCCAAGTCGGGACACGCAAGAGTTCTTCGGAGAAAGCTTGAGAAAAGATTCCCTGTTGAAGTCTCCGCGCCGCCTGTAGTAGAGAAGGTTGTTGAGCCTGTGGTAGAAGAGGTTGAAGAGAAGCCTAAGAAGCGTACCTTCCGTAAAAAGAAGGAAGACTAAACCTCTTTTATTACCCATCCGCTAAGATATTGGACACCACCGACACGGTTTGCGAACTCATGTCGGTGGTTTCCGTCTATAAGCTCTAGGAGGCCCTGTGGCGTCTCGTAAATAAGAACGTCATCCATCTTACTCGGATCCCAATAAGTGTCCTTGATGGGCCTTACAGGCTGCAAATATCGAACGATGTTCTCCAAAGGGATACTAGCCTTGTACTGCATCTCAAAAATCGGCTTAGAGTACATCCTGGCGAGCTTGTATTGAGCCGTGCAATCATCATCGTCGCGCCAATCTCCAACAAATAATACAAAGCTGGACTCGCCAATCATTTTTTGACGCTCTTGTTCGCTCTTATTGTAGCCATGAACGATAGAAAGCTTCATGGCTTGGTAGTATTGCTCGGTATCACGCTTAATTTTGTGATTTATGAGGCCCTGAATACGCGAGTGCAGGTAATTTTTCGCGTTTTTCAACAGTTCTGAGTCTTCTTTCCTGCCCGCGCCGTAAATCCTGACCGAATTTCGGATAATTTTGTTGAAATCCTCATTCATCGGGTGCGGCCAACGGTTTTCGCGGGTCACTCCTCCTGTATATCCGATAATTTTGTCCATTTTACAGTTCTATCTTGATCGGAAGGTCATTTTTTGAAATAAATGCCTCTCTATTCTTGTGCCAGGAGTCTCTACCCACCAATTCTCCTCTAGAATTGTGTAGAATGTTCATATCTAGAACTTTGTTGGTGTATCCTTTCAGAAATGCGGAGGTGGTGTAGTGAATATCATAAAAATCCCACTCGCCCTCGAAGTGGTCTGGCTTTTCTAGCCCCACATCCCTAATTATTTTGGCTTTGGCGGCTAAGAATAGACCATCGAGAGCCACAACATCATCAGGCTCACCATAGTAGGTCATATATTCTTCTCCTACTTTATTTAGATGATATACTTTGCCCCTGTGCTTGCCTTCTCTCCAAATATCCTGATCCCACCAAACGGCGTTCTCTGAAAGGTGGGTAGTTCCCGCAGGGCCAACAAAGCCTGTCTCTGGGAGACTACATAAGTTGACTAGCTTCGTTACGAACTCTTCTGGTTCATCTCGTATTACGATATCATCATGACAGAAGATTATAATATCTTCATCGTCTGGATTAGCCCGTTCAAACGCTTGCTGGTACGCTTTGAAGATAGATGTAGCTCCAGAGTTGACAAAAAGGCCGACTCCACAGGATTTCAAGTATTCAACTAAATCAACTGTCGTTTTGGTGACCTTGTTTGCGTCTCGGGTACATAAAATAGCGTATATCTTCATACACTATAATATGATAGTGGTTTTTAGCTGTTTATGGAAAATCAAAAATTATTACAAGAATTTAAGAAGTGTGCGGACGATCCCACATACTTTATCTCCAATTATATCAAGGTAACTCACCCAGTTCGCGGGTTAGTTCCATTCAAGCTGTATCCATTCCAAGAAAGGATACTTGGAGATCTTGAAGAGCATAGATTCAATGTCCTTCGTAAGTTCCGTCAGGCAGGTTGTACTACGATTGCTGCTGGGTGGTCATTATGGACCATTATCTTTCAGAAGCACAAATCAGTTGTTATTCTTTCCAAAGGTGACGCCGAGTCTACCGAGGTACTTGATAGAATCAAACTTATGTATGACGAACTTCCTGAGTTCTTAAAGCCTGGGATTATAGAAGATAACAAGCACACACTCAAACTAAAAACTAACTCAATTATTAAATCGAGACCTTCTGGTAAGCAGTCGGGTCGATCACTCGCTGGATCCCTACTAATCATTGATGAGGCTGCATTCATTGAAAATATTGATACTATTTGGGCTGCTGTTTATCCGATTATTTCTACAGGTGGTCGTGCTTTCGTGCTTTCTACTGTCAACGGTATCGGTAACTGGTATCATGAAGTTTATCAAAAAGCTCTGGACGGGGAAAACTCCTTCCACCCCATAGACATTCGTTGGCAAGAACACCCAGAGTATAACTTTACTCCTGGGTTTGAGCATCTGTATGAGCAGATGGCCGAGAAGGGTCTAGACATTCATAAGTGGGAAGAAACCACTAGGGCCAACATGCCCACGAAACAATGGTTGCAAGAGTACGAGTGTAGTTTCCTAGGCACAGGTGATACCTTCGTAGAAGGTGAAGTTCTCAAGAATATCTCAGCCCAAACCAGCGAGGAGTATTACACTAAGTATAACAACCGAATGCGAGTATGGCAAGACCCTGAGCCTCATTATTCGTACTTAATATCCTGTGATACATCGTTGGGTAGGGATCGAGACTACTCTGCGTTCCATGTAATCAACATGTATAACGGTCAGCAGGTGGCTGAGTTCTACTCAAATAAAACTTCTATCAATGATTTTGCAAAGATCATATTTAACGAAGGTATGGCATACAACGTGGCGACTGTTGTAGCTGAGAGAAACACTATCGGAAACAACCTTATCGACTGGCTGTATAATAACTACGAGTATGAGAACTTGTGGTCTGATGATAGGGACGAACTTGGATTTCAGGTAACGGCTAAGAACAGGGAAAGTGTTCTAGCAGAGCTAGAAGAAGCTTTGAGGACTGACGCTATAAAAGTAAACTCTACTAGGACCTGTGATGAGCTAATGACCTTTATCATTTCAGAGAATGGAAAGGCTCAAGCTGAGAAAAATCATCACGACGATCTGGTCATGAGTTTGGCTATTGCGGTGCATGTCTACAAAAACTTACTTGATTCGACTCCTATGGAGTTTGTGACAAGGCTAGATAAAAATGAGAGAATGCCTCTTCCCTCGAAGATGTATAAACATAGATTCAAGACTCCTGCGGGTCATATAGCCGAGGAAGATTACAGATGGCTGATAAAGTAAAAGAACAAATAGATGAGAGCGGGTACACCAATTTTGGTGGTACACAAAATAGGGCGGGGTCCTACTACACTCCTTCAGGCCCAATCGGTAGATTTTTTGCAAAATTCTTTGCAACAAAAGCTCAGATCCCTGCCGCTGCGGCGATAGACGGTAACGTCACTCCAGAGACTGGTGATACGGTAATATCCACAGAGGTTATTAAGGATCTTTCTGTTGATGGCGGGCCAGCAGTTGGTGGAGTTAGCAGAAACCCAATCCTTCCACAACTAGAGCTAAACAGACGCCGTAGATACAAAGAGTACGAGGAGATGGATGAGTATCCAGAGATTGGTGCTGCTTTCGATATCTACGCTGACGACTCAACTCAAAGAGGCTTACGCGGACAGCGTTGGCAAGTTAAATCCGACAATGAGATGGTTGTCGATGAGGTAGAGTCGTTCTTCACTCAAATACGTCTGGACAAGTATATTTGGGACATTGTTCGGAACACCGTGAAGTATGGCGACTGCTTTACTGAACTTATTCTAGATGTTAATAAGCCTGTAGAAGGTATTAAGAAAATTAAGATCTTGAACCCGAACTGGATCCTAAGAGTTGAGAATGAGTTTGGATACTTGAAAAAGTTCTTGCAAGAAATACCTAATTCAGAATCACTCTCATATGCGGAAGTCGGTCAGTCCAATCAAAATAGACCTGTCAAGTATATTGAGCTTGACAAGAATCAGATTGTCCACTTCAGACTTCATACGTCAGATCCTATCTTCTATCCTTACGGAAAAAGCATCGCGGCTCTTTGCCATAGAGTCTTTAGATCCCTCAAGATGATGGAAGACGCCATGATGATCTATCGCCTGTCTAGGGCACCTGAGCGTAGAATTTTCTACATTGATACAGGAAACCTGCCTACAAGCAAGGCTGAAATGTTCATCGAGCGTATCAAACAAAAGTTCAAGAAAGAGAAGTTCTACAATAGTCCAAAGGGTACTGTGGATTCTAGATATAACCCAATGTCAATGGATGAGGACTTTTTTGTTCCAACCAAGAATGGCCGAGGAACAAAAATTGACACACTCCCAGGGGCTATGAATCTAGGTGAGATTGAAGACGTTAGATACTACCGAGATAAGCTTCTAGCGGGCCTCAAGATTCCTAAGGATTATATTGTTGAAAAAGAACAGTCTCCAGAGAGAAAAGCCAACCTTTCCCAGCTTGATGTAAAATTTGCAAGAACCATTCAGCGAGTTCAGGTTGATGTTGAGACTGGACTTGAGAACATGGCTAAAAGACACCTTCAGCTTAGGGGATTCCCTGCTGGAGTTATTAAAGAACTAAGAATTAAACTTCCTGAGCCTTCTGAGATTTCTGAGAAGCGCAAGCTAGACATTGATGAGCAAAAGACCAAAGCTGTCAGTGATTTCATGAACCTTGGATTGTTCTCGAAGGAAAGTATCTACAAAGAGTTCTACGATATGAACGACGAAGAGATTCGTAGAATGAAGGCTGAAGTTGAGAAAGAACAGGCAGATGATGCGGCTCAACAGCAAGCTCAAGCTGAAGGAGGGGGGACAGAGCCTACAGGCGCTTCGGGTCAAGAACCTGCGGAAAACACTCCTCCCACAGCTAACGAGAGCACCGACTATGGTATAAAGTTTGTCATGGAAGGGACTCAGGACGAAGAGACTAGACAAGTTTTAGCTAGGATTCTAGAAAAACAAAAGCAAAAATCAAATACAGAGAAATAAAAAAGTCTATATAACTTAGACATAGCCTTACGGAGAAAAATATGTTTTCTAATTTATTCGAAGAGAGAGATAAAACAATTACCCACCTTGTAAAATTGGGTGACTGCATTGGCAGATCCTTACGCGAGAATGTTAGTCTATTCTCGATTGATAGTGAAAACTCACAGGTTTCCTATCTTACCAAAACCGACAAAGTTATTAGCGGAAAATACAGCATTTCTGAGTCGATTTCATTAGAGAACATCAAGGTTCAAGATTCTTCTATTTTCGAAGACGGTGAGCACTTCGATGAGTTTGTTAACGAGAAGATCAATTCTTTCGTAGAAAGTATTCATTATGGGGAGTATGCTACGGCTGATAGCTCCTTTGAAGATGTGCTTTCTCTCTGGGAGAACAGGCTCAAGCTTGGTTCGATACAGAGCAGACTTTACGAGCAGAGTGAGCGCCTTAGCCGCATAGAAGACATCCTAAACTCCGACGAGTTCCGTAATCTACAGGAAGTGTCTCCGCAACTAAAGGACTTCCTCAAAGAGAACATTGATCGAGTTACTAGTGTTCCCGAAGTTAGGAATGCAGTAAACCTTTCAAACGCTGTGTCCACTGCATTTAACTTCCCTAAGCTGACCCTGGAAGAGCTTGAGGAGGGCGGAAGCTACTCTCTTAAAAACGGTGTCAATGAGTCCATCTACGAGATGATCTGCCGACAAGAACTAGTGAAGCGCGAGCTTATCGAGTCCAAGAAAAGCTTTGACACCGTATGGGCTGATAATGCGGCGATCAGAAAACTATCTAGCATGATCTTCGAAAGTGATGAGGCTGTGGTTGGTGCTCTTTCTGAGGCCCTCAAAGAGGTTCCCTATCTCTCACTAGCCTCTAAGAAGACCCTACACAACACCTTCACTAATTGCCTAGCTCACTCAGACGGCATCGGTGTTTCGGAGAAGGATATTCAGAACTTCGCTTCTCGTATCTTTGAGTACAAGAAAGAAGTTAAGGAGGTTTTCATTGAAACAATTAACGAGCGTTACGGAGTTAACGTCCAGAACCTTCAGGATCCTGCTACCTTCAAGAGCCTAGCTAACACTCAAGTAGTAATCTTCGAAGCATTATCGAGACTTGCTCCGAAAGGCAGTGTCCTCAAAGGCGTGCTCTCGGAAATGGCCTCTTGCCTTAAAGGGAAATCGGGTGTTGAGTGCATTGATGTGAATGATTTCCTCATGGAAACATTTGTTTCGGTAGGCTTCGACCAGCTTATCGAAGAGGCTGAAACGGGTTCTCTTCCAAAGGTTAACTTCAAAAGAGTTAGCAAGGACCTCGTAGACATTCAAGATCTGATGATGACTCTCAAGTCTAAGGTTCAGGATCAAGAGTACGCTAGTGACGAGAACCTAGCTCCTCAAAAGGAAAAAGAAGAAGCTCCTAAAGCGGAAGCTCCTAAAGCGGAAGCTCCTGCTCCAAAGCCTGAGCCCGCTCCTGAGCCCGCGCCAGAAGAAGCTCAAGAGGAGGTGCCTTCCCCAGAAGAAGCTGCCCCTGAGCAGCCTCAGCCTGAGGGAGAGCCTCTTCCAGAGCCTGTAACTAAGCAGGATGCGATTGATGATCTAGCCAATATGGAAACCATGGTAGCGGACATTGCCGCCGAGATGGGTATGGACAAAGGAGAAGAAGAATGATAGATACTACTCAAGCCATAAGATCTTTTTGTAAAGTCGTCACAGCGCCACCTTCCCCATCTTTTGGGGACCAGCTATTGGAAATAGAACTTAAAGACACTCAAGGAGACACTAAAATAAAATGCAACTACGCAGAAGTAGCATGTTTAGGAACCGCCTCTGGAGTAGTTCATTTAGTTCCAAGCTCAACTACTTATGCGTATGATCAAGTGCAAAATCCTGTCGCGGCGGCGGACAGTGATGGTGCAGGGGGTGCAATATGTACAGTTGGACAATATTCACCCAATCCTCAAGTGATTCGCACTAGCGGTTCTGAGTTTTTTGATATTATTCAAGTAGAAAATCGCACGACAGCAAATGTCGAAGTTGTTATAAATTACGGGGTTGTTTACACCGCAAATCCTTTGGATACACTAAAAGTTCCTAGTAGAGGTTTATGATATGAAAGTATATAATGTAACAATAGATTCTAGCAAAGATACTATAAAATTCACTAACTATACCAGTATTCGTGAGTTCATAGAGGACTTAAATGCTGCCCCAGTAACCAATGATTATGGACAAGAGACTGATTCTAGATCATGGGAAAGATTGATTGGATCGAAAAGCCTTTTAGAGTCAGATGTCAGAATTAATGTTGATGTTCAAAACCCTTCGACGGGGAGTTACGCTGATAACTGGGACTGGAGCCACAAGTTTCACTGCTATGGAGACAATAATATCTTCCTTACTTGGAATTGCACTAATGGAGCGTTTATTTATGATAACGTAGACTTTACGTCTCCTGGGGTTTTTGAAAACTTTAGAGATAATGTAAATATTGAAAAACCTAATTTAGCGGGGGATTGGATCCGAGGTGACAGATGCCACTCTTTGAAATTCAAAAACTGTTGGATAACTGGAGGTGCTTATGCTGGACTGGCGAGGATAATGGAGCAGACGGATCAGTTACAGTGGCCCGCTTATAGTGCCTTAGGGAATCATAGTACAGCACATTCAGGTGGATGCGTAGTTGTCGGGGGGACTAAACTCACCGCACAAACCACAAACTCACGAATGGATTTAGGCCCTGTAGAGTTTGTTAACTGCGTTTTCAGAAACTCACGGGCACCATTATATAACTACTCTACACAGTTTCCAGCATTTACTTACGAGCCTGCATACTCAATGGTAACAAGCACCACAGATATTGAAAAAGGTGAGCCAGCGGGTGTTACTGTTAGTCCCTCTTTCAACGTAAAATTCATACATTGCGATCTTGGTAATGGTCGAGGTCCTCAGAACTACGGTGGTGTTACTCATGATAATGCTAACAATTATACTGCTTTAAATAGCTTAATTTCTTTGGTGGGAAGGATGACAAGTACGGGTACTACTTTGAGCATACTGGATTCCGCAGCAGAAGGGCAAATGATTTCTGAGGTTCAAAACTGGGCAAATGCCCACATCTCCTACTACTACAATGGGTTCGGACTCAAGAGCGAGTACAAAGATATTGCCACTGATGAGGAATTAGGAGGACCTTTCAAGCTGAGGGTTCTAAATTGTTTTGGGGGTAATGGTGGAAGTGCTTATTCTTTCAACGGAGGTACTAGTTGGCTAAAAACTTCGATTGCAGGGTTCTCAGATATAGGTAAAGCGGGTAGAGCGATGTCCTGGAGATGGTCCACTCCTCAAGACTACCTCATCAACCCCAATTCCCTAGGACCAAACTATAATTGGGATATTGGTGGAGAAGGAAACCTACAAATAGCATACTCATCTGATCCTATTGACACAGAGACAGCGACCTTTCAACGTCTTAACATGGGTAACATTGTGACAGACCTTAGAATCAACCCAAACAGTTATTACTCAGATCAACAGCATCAACCAAAGGTTGCTAAAGGTCTTCATATTTCTAGAACAGATAAAACGTCCCAGGAACATGTCATGTTCCCTGATCACCCAGAAAACGAGGATGCTAGAACTACCCACTACAATTGGCTTAATCCTCCTAAAAGAGTTAATAGGAATGTAATTGATGGGGCAGAAAAAGACATGTTCGGAACAACTCGAACAGGGGATATTCTTCCTGGTCCCATACAAGCCATGTCCCCTTGGGCAGAGCCCCTTAACTTGACCGTTAATAGCTCTTATCCTGCCAACCATGGGACTAAGAGTAGAACCAATAAAAATTTCTACTACACCCTTGGATGCACTAACAAGCCCAGAGGTTTTGAGAGTGAAATTTCTGAGACCATTCTATACATAGTTCCAAACGAAAACAAGACTTCTGTTAGAGTCATGACGGACGCAGGGAACCATAATTTAATGATTTCAGATGGTGCGCCTGAAAGTGAGTATAGCTGGAACATGGATTTGGGATCCCTGTTTCAGGGAGTAGGGCCATTCCATATTCAAGCTCAAAACTCTGGTCTAGACTCTGGAGTAGCCATAACTACTGAGTCCCTTCATCTTAGAGATGACAGCTTCACTCAAAAAGAGAAATTTAAGTTAGACTTTTCCAAGCTTGATCATGTTGGAACCGATGGCACTCCCACGATTCTACCCTCGAACACAAACTTCTCTTGGTTCGTAATGGCTAGGACAAAGGGCGGCGTTGTAGGAACAGCGGACTACTACTTCACTACTGAGCCTACACGAACTATCTCTACAAACAATCCTCTTGCTGGAGTCAACTCTGAAATATTAGATTATAAGCAGGTTGCAGTCAAGAGAAAGGACGCAGACTTCACCGTGTTTGCTGATGATACTAGTGGGATGGCTACTGATCACTATGTTGTATTCGCAGATGGGAGCGCGGTTTCTGCGACACTGCCTGAGGCTTCCGCTCAATCCATGCGAGCCGTAACTATAACAAAATCTACTGGAGGCTTCCCAGTAGGTATCCTTGCGGCTGCGGGAGACACAGTGCATGATCAAGCTTCCATATCTCTCACCACTGAAGGAGAATCAATCGCGCTCGTTAGCGATGGAAATGATTGGGTTAAGTTACCAGCAGACTATCTACAAATAGAAAGAGGTAGTTAAACCGTATGACTGAGTATAGTGCAGTAATAGTTGTCCAGTCGAATGAGGCTGGGCAACCTACTAACCTGTTGGCTTTAGGGGATCAGGACACTCTTGCAAAGGATGTCCTCCCTCCTGATATACAAAGCCTTCCTGGAGACGTTACGGCTATCTCTACCGCTACAGGAGCACTACAGCCCCTCCTGCCTATTACTGGTGATTTA